GTAAACCATGAGGTAAGGCCTTCAAGAATATTTGCGGCGGTAAGAATAAGAATTGTTTCTGCGAGTGCCTTTACTCCATCCATAGTTGAAGCATCTATACTTTTTGCTCCTTCTATAAACGGTTGAATATTAGTCATGAACGCTGATAAATCGGAACCAATTTTGGGGAAGTTGCTTGAAACTCCGCTCATGAACCCACCGACGATACCACCAATAAAAGATCCAATTGCGTTTCCAACGCCTTGCATAAGCTCGGCACCTTCGTTAATTAACCATTTCAGACCAGGGATTTGTGCCAACTCTCCAATAGCCGCAAGAACGAGTGCGAGTTCTGCTATTACAACGCCCATACCAAGGACGCCGACCATGGCCGCAGGAACAAGTGACGCCACAGCTGCAAGAGCAATCATGATAGCCGATAATAAACCGATACCAGCAATGCCTTTGAGTAAAACCTCAACATCGATTCCGCTGAGTGCGTCTATGACTCCAGAAAAGAAAGCCATAAGAACATCCACGCCAGCTTGTATCAATTGAGGTAGTTTTTTTGCGATAGCATTTAATATGCCAATTAAGAAATCAAATACCCGTTCTACAACATCCGGAGTGTATTTTACTAAAGCATCAAGAAGACTGATCAGCAAAGTAAACACTGCTTCGGTAATCATAGGAATCGCTTCTGTAAATGCTTCTAACGCACTTGCTAAAAGTACAAGAAACGCATCCTTGATGATTGGCGCGCCTGCCCCTAAAACTCTTGCAAACTCAATAACTCCTTGTGCTAGAGTTTTTGCGGCGGAAGGTATTAAACCTATAAGAGCTGTTACGAGCGCTACTAATGCCACGGTGCCAGCAGTACCAGCTACTGCTAAGGCCGATAATCCTGCCGCCAATGCTAATATACCACCACCAATCGCTGCAACACCTACGCCTAATAGTGCAATAGCTGCAGCCAGCCCTAATATAGCTGGAATTGCTGGTGTTAATAGCGTTGCGGCTACGCCAATAACTGTAAATGCTCCAGCTAATCCAATCAAAGCTATTCCAATCTGCGCTAAGGACATGGATCCGATAGTTTTTAGCGCAGAGGCTAATAAGGTAATGCCCAAAGCGAGAATAACGAAGGCCGATGAGTCCACAATCGAACCCGTCCTAGCTAAAGCGACAAAAGCCCCAACGACAAGAACTAGAGAGGCCGCTAACCCTAACAGACCCCTGCCTAATTCTTCCCAGGACATACTGGCGAATGCGTCCAATGCCACGGTTAACATCATCATAGCGCCCGCAATGTCAAGGAGTGCTAGAGACATAACAAATATGTTTTTAGGCATGGCTATAAGGGCGACTGTTATAATCGCAAGAGCACCACCTAATGCTACGAGTCCTCTAGCCATCTGTTCCCAAGACATGGCTCCCATTTTAATGATAGCGGCCGCGAATATGTTCATAGCAACACCGAGAATAGTTAAACTAGCGGCTGTTGCGATTACATTTTTAGCGTTACCGGCAACGTTTATAAATATCGCAATAGAAGTTAACATAACCGCAAGTCCGGAAAGCCCTTTAACCAAATCACCAAGATTAATACTGCTTAATTTCTTTACTGCATCGGCTAAGACAGTTATAGCAGCTGCTAAAAGTAGAATTCCAACACTTTTTATTGCTCCCATTCCACTCAGATCAGCATACTTCATAAATAACACTAACTCAGCCATTAAGACACCGACTCCAACTAATCCTTTAGCCAAGTCGGCAAGGTCTAGACCTCCTAACTGTTTTACAGCTTGGGTAAGGATTAGAATTGCTGTGCCAAATATAATAAAACCTACGGACGCTGATATCAGACTTTTCGAACTTGTTTCTAATGCTTTTGAGGTTTGTATTAATATAACAGATAACCCCGCTACACCAACAAGGCCTTTAATTACACCATCCCAATCAAGATTACCCAACTTTTTCATTGCCGATGCAAGTATGAGAACTGCTACAGATAAACCTATCATTCCAGTTGTAATTTGTGTCATCGCTAAAAAACCACGAGGTCCAGTTAGAGTGCTAAACGCTGACATAGCGGCAAATAGTTCTACAAACATTATCGTCATAGCGCCTAATGAAACTGTAAGTTTTTCGGAATCTATCATTGATATAGTTAACAAAGCGGCTGCTAATATGCCAATAGATATGGCAATTTTTAACAATACACCTGCTTTTAATTGTGATTGATAAGCTTCTAAACAACCTCTAACTCCATCAAAGATACCGGTAATACCAGATAAGAATCCTCCGGCGCTATCTGTTATATTTGTTAATGAATCTATAAACTTTTTAATTCCATATAATATTGCAGCAAATAAGCCGCTGTTTATGAAATCAAATATAGAATTGAAATTAGCATCGTTTAGCGATTTAAATATACTGTCACTCAATTTACTAAGTATCTCACCGATTGTGGATGCTAGATTGTAGAAGAAAGAAAGGAAACTTTTAAAAGCTTCACCCAGTTTAATTAAGGGTTGAAATCTTTCTTCTATTTGACCAGTGAACTCGTCAATACTACTCATGTCTGGTGCCCTGACAGCTTTAAATGCATTTGCTATCAGATCAGTAAACATTACAATTCCTTCTGCGACTGGTTTTAAGACTTTACCGACATTTTGAATTGCGACGTTGAATGTATCCGAAGACTTTAATGCATCACGAATAGCAACTATAAAATCTCCAATACCTCCAGTTACCGAAAGAAAATTACCAGTAACCGGGAATAATGCTTTAGTAAGAGAAAGAAGACCTCCAACGATTGCTGTTAAAGCCATCTTACCAATATCAAGAAGAGCAAAGAAACCTTTGAATGTGTCTTTAATGTTTTTAGCAGTTTCGTCTCCTATTTTGAGGGCTTCTGTAAAATTCTTAAGTCCTTCTGTTATAGAGACTAATTGAGCACCAGTTATTGAAGGAAAGATTTCTCTAAAAGCTTCTCCAATAGGTTTTAAAACTCGTCCCAATGCTTCAAACGAGTTTCTAAATGAATCAATAAGTGCTGCACGACCACCATTGTCTTTCCAGAATTGCAATATCTCATTACGAGCATCTGCTGATTTATCGATGAGACCGCCGAATACATTACTGATTTCAGTAAAAAGATCTCTAGCTTCCTCGAAATCGCCAATAATAATTTCCCAGCTTTTACCCCATCCAGATTGAGCGGATTCTTTCAAAGTGTCCCATAACTGAGTAAAGGTCTTGACTTTAGTGGCGGCATCTTCCATGGCTTGAGCTTCAGCAATAAGAGCATCAGCCTGCTCCTGAGTCCATTTACCAGACTCCATCATACTCTTGGCGTATTTTGTCGCACCCTCGACAGTGAATTTACTCAAAGTCTGATTCAAAATTTCAGCGGAAAGCCATCCTTCTTGCAACGAGTCTCTAAACGAACCATTTGCTTCGATAATTTGGTCTACAGCAATTCCATATTCTCTAGCTGTCTGCTTAAGAGCTTCCTGAAACTTTTCGCCACCCATACCAGCATTGACGACTGAATTCCAATCCATAAGTTTTACTGTACCAGCCGCTATCGCCTGAGAAAGCTGGTACATTGCCGTAGATGCTTGCTGCGAAGACGAACCGGATGCTGCCGCTAAGTTAGCAATACCTTGAATGGCTTTTGCTGATTCTTCCAAACCGACTCCAGCAGCCGTGAAGGTACCGATATTGCGGGTCATCTCAGCGAAGTTGTAAATCGTCTTATCAGCATATGTATTTAACTCGTCGATGACTCGCGTAACGTCCTCCATGGTCGTACCCTTACTCGCAGTATTGGACATGATCGTCTGGATAGCGTTGATCTTAGTTTCATACTCTGAGAAACCAGTCTTTATCGGATCAATAGTTAGAGCTGAAACGATCCTCTTTCCGGCATTAATCGCAGAATTGGTGATATTTGCGAGGGCTGTTACTGCCATGACCTCAAGAGACGAAAACTTTATACGAACTGATTCTACAGCCTCGCTAAGTCCTGACATACTGTCATAACTTCCGGACAAATTCAAACTTTGTTTAAGTTTATCAAGAGTTGACATTGTGGCTTTGACATTTGACTCAAATTGTTTATTGTCAAACTGCATCTCAACAACTCTTGAATCGATTGTCCTGCTCATAGCTTAGTAACCTCCCTCCATGCTTCATTTACGATTTTGTCAAAAATAGGCTGGATAGCAGGATTGATGTAGTCTCGCCCCTGTACCCAGCCGCCGTTTCGAGTTCCATGACCATACTGTAGAATAATGGCAATTGGAACTCCATTTTGAATATTTGAGTTATAAAAAGTAATCTTTGCCGATCCTTGTTTGTTGGTTATCTCATAACGCCACGAATCAGCTGTGAGACCGGAATCGACAGGTGTTGCAGACGCAAGGGCGGCTACTCCCTCCCGACCATACTTGTCGAGATCTTCGAGACGTACAACCTCTTTGGCTTTTTCCAAGAAACGTGTCAGTTTAGAGAAATCACCCTTTTGTCTAAACTTTATCATACAAAATTCTCCTTTTATAGAAGTTAAGTTGTACCACTGTTTGACGTTGAGACACTTGTATTCTTTGAAATGACATCATCAATAGTCCCTATAGCATCTGATATTGTTTTCAGTTCTTCATCGCTATCTTCAAAAGCAATCTTAATAGCAGCAACGAGTTCCTCCACAGAAATCTTTCCGTCACTATTAGAGTCCGCATATACAATCCTCAGCTTGAACTTCTGGTAGATGTATATAGAGGCAGGGATTATCGCGATATTGCGCTAGCAATGCTCGAAGCGGTATTGTTGCTCCCATAAATCAGATTGACTGCCGCGAGAGCAAATGCGCCAATAACAGTCCATAGTGTCGCGCTCGT